GTCGTACAACCGCAACACGCGCAGGGATGAGCCGGTGCCGTACACCTTTGCGGTGGTGCCGTTAACCGAGAGCGACTGCCTGCGGATCAAGTCGGGCTTTACGGATGTCGCCATCATGAGTGTGACCCGTGAGGATCTCATCGCGGCACGTGATGTGATCAATGCCCACCTGGGCGAGCAGCCCCAGTATGTCTGCGATGGGTGTGGGGATCTCTATGAACCGAGCCGTCAGCCCAACCCTCACCGCCAGCAGTATTGCGACACCTGCCGAGAGGACGGGACGGCTGAACGTCTCCGAAAGCGCGGCCAGCGTGCGCGACAAGCGGAGGCTGATGATGCCGCCACGAGCTAAGGGGGAACGGTTCAACAAGTACTTTGCCAGTGATTCGTTTGTTGAGATCAATGGCGTTCGCTATATCCAGGATGAGGAGGCTGACATGAGGCAACTTCGCAACTACCTGCGGAGGCGTGAGGAACGCAAGGCCCGTGACCAGAAACATGCGCTGATCATTGAGCGTTGCAAGGGGCTGCTGCGGCACTATCACTGCGATGCCCAAACGATTGCCGCCCAGTGCCAGGTGGTGGGGCTGGATGTGGAGGTTAAGGATGTGCGGAGCGCCATGCGATCACCGGAAGCGCTGGCGCTGTTTCGGCGAACCCGACTGGCTGCCGGACGTGTTGAATGGGTATTGCATGACCCGACGAAAGGAACCGCACAATGAACCCGCTGATGATTGAACACATTGCCACGATTCCGCTGCGACAACCGCAGCGCATCTACACGCTGAGGATTCCAGGTGTGCTGGTGGCGCGGGGAACGCGGGCCGAGTGGGTCGAGGACGCCCTGGCTACGGTAGCCGTGATGGTCTTCAGCGCCATGCTGCTGGCGTGGTGGACGGTGGCATCGTGAAGGACACGCCTTATTTCCGCATCGCGCAGATTGCAGACCGGCACGGGATAACCCGGCAGGCGGTCTATAAATGGGTGCGACTGGGCAAGCTACGCAATCCCCGAATCCACCCGATTGATGGGTCGAGGTACTGGCTGGAATCTGACCTGCCGCCGCTGGTCGAACGGGCCGCACCGCCGAAGGATGACCCGTTGCCGGAAGGGAATTGGGAGTAAAGGGATGCTTAGCATGCACGTTTCATACCGACTGATAGCGTTAGGGGCGTTTATAGCCACGGTGGTCGGGGCGAACTGGGCGCTGGCGACCTTCGGCATTGTGCCGATTGGATTGGGATTGACAGCCCCGGCGGGGGTGTTTGCGGCGGGAATCGCGTTTAGCTTGCGCGACTGGCTACACGAAATTGGGGGGCGCACATGGGTGCTAGTTGCCATTGTTGTTGGCGCGGCCCTGTCCTACGCCATAGAGCCTACATTTGCGATTGCCAGTGGTGTTGCGTTCGCATGTTCAGAACTCTTGGATTTTGCGGTCTATACACCCTTGAGAAAGCGCGGTTGGATACCCGCTGTTCTTGCGTCTAATGCGGTTGGTATGGTGGCAGACTCCGCATTGTTTCTATGGCTAGCCTTCGGTTCGTTCCAATTCATCGAGGGCCAAATCGTGGGCAAGGCGTATATGACACTGGCCGCGATCACGGTGATATGGCTTGTTAGGAACCGACGTGATTTATTTGTCAGGTAAACATGACGAGCGCTTTATGGGCAGAGCGAACACAGGGTTGATGGCAACGCCGCGAATTGGATGGGCCAATGAGCGGTTCAAGGGCTTTGTGTGGGCAGCAGACACGGGATGCTTTGCGGACCCAGAAGGCTATGACACCCAAACATATTTGCGCTGGCTTCAAACGAAGAGCCGCTTTCAGGAGTTTTGCCTGTTTGCTACGGCGCCTGATGTCGTCGGTGACCCATTCGAGACGTGGCAACGAGCCGAGCCTGTATTGCCGCTTATAAGCGGCGCAGGGTATCGCGCTGCGCTGGTCGCGCAGGACGGCGTGGAGGACACCCCGATAGCATGGGACACCTTTGATGCGTGGTTTGTCGGCGGCACTACCAAATGGAAATTGTCATCGGCCAGTTATGCGCTCATCGCTGAGGCACGTGAGCGGGGAAAGTGGGTGCATATGGGTCGCGTCAACTCATGGCGGCGCTTGAAGGCCGCCGCCATTGCGGGGTGTCATAGCGTGGATGGGACAAAGGCCATATATGCTCCCGACCAAAACGTGCCAAGGATCATTTCTTGGGTGGATGCCCTCCGAGACGCCCCACCAATGGCTTTATATTCGCCCGGAACCACAGGCTGTAAACTGTAATTACGTTAGATAGGAGTTTGATATGGATCGCATGGCATGGCTAGAAGCCCGGAAGTTATATATCGGGGCTTCGGATATCGCAAAGTTAACGGGCGTAGCCCCGGCTTCATGGGGTGGCCCGTTTAGTGTCTGGGCCGACAAGATGCAGCCCGTGACCGAAGATGAGGCGAACGAGTTGTTCTACTGGGGGAACCGGCTGGAACCGCTAATTGCGGCTAGGTACGGCGAGCTTCACGGCTGCCCGGTTGCAGCCTTCGCTGAGGATTATGTGACCCCGTGGCCGCACCCCGACATCAATCATGTGGCCGCAACGCCGGACTATTTAGCCGGCAGCATGGCCGCCCCTTATACCGTGACGCTGATCGAGTGCAAGAACGTGAGTGCATGGATGGCCGATGAATGGGGGGCATCAGGTAGCGAGGCCCTGGGCAACATTCCAGAACATTACCTCCAACAGGCATGGTGGCAACTGGGATGCGTTGGTGCGCGGGACGCCGTGATCTGCGCCCTGATCGGGGGCAATGATTGGCGGCAGTATCAGGTCAGCCCGAATCCCGAGTGGTTCGATGAATGGGCGACCAGGGCCGATGAGTGGTTCATGCAATATGTCCACGGTGATGACGTGCCATTGCCCGACCAGCGCAGCGATATCGTGGTGGGGGCGCCAGCCGAGCAGGGGTTGATCCTGACCGCTGGTGATGACCTGGATGCAGTGCTGGATGAGCGCGGGGCGCACAAGTTGCAAGAGCAAGCAGCCAGCCAGCACGTCAAGCGGCTGGACGCCCGGATTGTGCAGGCGATGGGTGATGACTATGAGCAGATCAACCGGCGTGATGGGACCGTGGCAGCCACGCACCGCGTGGGCAAGACCGGCAAGCGCCGCCTGGTAGTTAAGCCAATAACGGAAGGGGGATAAGCGGTTCACGGTAAAATAGGCATATGTATTTATAGCGTTGATAGGAGTTACCAATGGCAACGCAACTAGCCGAACGAGTTGATGATTTACAAAAGTGGTTTAGTGAGCGCGAAGGCCGATTGGCCCGAGTCGCCCAGGATAGTTTGCCGCCGGAACGGGCGGTCCAGTTACTGATTGAAGCGGGGGCCGTGAATCCCAGGGTGCTGGAGTGTAGACGCCTGACGCTGTGGCGCTGCGTTCAGGTCAGCCTTGAGCTTGGCCTGCCGATTGGGGCCGCCGGTCAGTTATGGATTCTGCCGTTTAAGAACTCAAAACTGAGCCGACAATCTGGCACCGAGCAGGTGGATGCGGTGCCGGTGATCGGCTACAAAGGATGGGTAAGTTTGTTGGGCAGATCGGGCCTGACCATCAAGACCAGGCTGCACTACGAAGGTGAGCCGTGGGAATGGGCTGAAGGGTCGGAACAGACCTTGCGCCACCGCCCTGATGACAATGTGCGGCTGAGCGTGATAAAGGAACTGGGTGACCAGGCCACGCCTGCCGCCGTTGAGCAGATCATGAATGGCCTTGTGCGACACGTTTACAGCATCGCGACCACGCCCAATGGCCTGACCACGTTCGAGGTAATGAGCAGGGCTGAGCTTGATACCGCCGAGGCGATGTCACCAGGCAAGAACGCACCGGATAGCCCGTGGCGTGACCCGCTGGCATGGCCCAGGATGGTCCGTAAGACGGTGCTGACCCGTCACGCCAAGGAGTTGCCGATTGCGGGCAACCAGGCGGCAGAGCGGGCCGTAGCGATTGAGTCGCACCTGGAAGCGGGCGGCACCATCAATGACCTGCCAGGGCTGGACGACCCAGGGGATGATGGGGAGGCGGCGGGAGGTGAATCGTGACCTGGATACGATTGGATTGCTCACTGACCCGACATCCCAAGGTGGCCCGATTCGCCAAGGCGATGGGGATCGGGCGACACGAGGCCATCGGGATTCTGGTGGACCTGTGGACCTGGGCGGTGGACTACTGCGACGGCGATGGCGACCTGAGCAAGTATTCCAGTGATGAGATTCTGACGGCGCTAGGGGTGGGCCAACAGGCGGCGCTGGTCCAGGTGGACTTGATCGAAGCCCTGCTGACTGCTGGATTGCTGGACCGACACGGCAAACGCCTGACGTTGCATGACTGGGGTGAACACCAGGGGCAGTTGGTGGCCCAGCGAGAAGCCAACCGCGAACGGCAGCGGCGCTATCGACAGAAGAAANNGGGNGTTCCGCTGGTCGATCACCCTGATATCCCTGCGGTTGACGCCACNNTAACGCCTAGTAACGTCAGTGGTGACGCACCGGTAACGCCTAGTCACGGGGCTACGTACGAACGTACGAACGTAACGAACGAACGTAACGAACGAACGCAGCGGCCAGCCAACCGGCATGATGATGATGTGGTCTTGGAACATGAGGCGCTGACCCCGATCACCGAGGCAGAGTGCAAGAAATGGCGGGGGTTGTTCCCTGCCCTGAATCTGGATGTGGAGCTAGAGAAAATGCGAATTTATCTGGAGTCCGCACCGAAGTCCAAAGTGCCGAAGGCCAGCTTGCCCCGCTTTGCTATGAACTGGTTGCAGCGGGCCAGTAAGGACGCGGCCAAGGATCAGCCTATTGCTGATCGTGAACGGCGACGGCTTGAGCAACGCAACAAGGAAGCCCAGGCGCAGATGGCGGCCCTGGCAAACACGAAGCAGGCCAGCGCGTCTACGATTAAAAAGGCGCGGGGTGATTTGGCCCAGATATTCGACCGAAAGGCGGCGTTGTGATGCGACTGCCAGACCACTACAGCCAGGGAACCACCGAGACATCACGGCAGGCCCATGCCAGCACCAACCGCCAGACCCAGCGCTATGCGGTGCTGGCCTGGTGGGATGGTCAGGGTGACGGGGCCACGTTGCGGGAAGCCGCTGATGCCATCCAGTGGAAAGGCCACCAGATTTCCTACGGGGCGTTATCAGCGCGGTTCGAGGAACTGCGGGCCGAAGGTCATTTGCGGCGGCGAATGTTCCGGCCACCGCTGGGCATGGGCGAGCAACGCCGGAACCCATCAGGCCGGATGGCCTACATTTACGACGCCATGAGTGACGGCGCGGCTGTTGCGATTGCTGCGGTGGAATACCAGCAGCAGATTGGCATCGAACGCGGCCAGCTTTGCCCAACCTGCCGGGGCCGTGGATACATCCGCAGCGACGTGACCGAACACGATGGACCAGGACAGGCCATTCAACCGGAGTTGTGGTGACGAGGAAGCGTTGGTCTACGGCCCTGGCACGGCGGCTGCTTGTCGGCCTGGTGTGCGCGGGCGTCGTATTGACGCAAAGTGCCAGCGTGCTGGCTGATGATGAACCCTGGTGGTGGTGGTCCCATGCCAGTGCCTACGGGTCTGAATCGGTCTGGGATGGCGGGTACTGGTCGGATGAGCAGTGGAAATGGACGGGGTACTACGGCCATAGGACCAGCTTCGGCTGGAACTGTGCCACCCCAGAGATGCGAAAGCCCGACTCCCCGTATTACGAATGGGCGGTGATGACCCCTGATTCCTACGGCGTGGCCTCACGAGACCCTGCCCTGTTAGGCACGTGGGTGGAGATGCGGATTCAGCAGCCCGATGGATCGTACGGACCCTTTCGGCTGCTTCCGGTGATCGACGCGGGGCCATTCGGCGTGTGGTGGAACTGGGATCTCATGGAGCCGGTGATTCTGCGGGAGGGCTGGGGTGCGGCGGCCCCATCCAGATACGGCGATAGGTCGGGTCCGTATTTCGGCAGGGCTGACGTGATGGTGAGGATGCGCCCAGATCTCGGGCGCTTCTGCCCTGCATGGGGCTATCACGATGAGCCGCCCCGTGGATGACCTGGATGACCGATTGGCCGATGCCGGAATCAGTGCCATTAAGATCGACGGGTACGATGCAGCCACCCTGGGCTATGCCGACTCAGGCGATGGTCACGCTTTGGTCTACAGCTACTGGCGATGTCTGGAAGTCCTGATGGAATCGAACGGCTGGTCCTACGATGACGCGGTTGATTATTTCGAGTTCAACGTGATGGGTTCGTTGCAAAGCTATGAAGGCTTGCCAG